CGATGTTGCCAAGGGAAGTCCAAGCGGGAGAAACGGGAGCGATGCCAATCGTTGGTGCGGCTGAAAGCCAGACAGCACCATTATAGAGCACTAATGAACCACCATTGGCAGTCGTGGCATATGTAGAGGTGTTATTCCAGTTGTAAGGGACGCAAGGCTGACCGTTGAGTGAGATGTAAGGAGCACCAGTAAAGGCTGGGGGAGCAACACCAGCAGTAAGAGCAGAAGGAGCAGAAAGGGGGTTGCCTTGGGGGTCAGTGTAGATTACATTGTAGAAAGCACCGTTGGGTGTCTCAGAGAAGTCAGTCTGATTTTCAATACCAGCAAGAGGGTTATTGATATTACCAGCACAGTCATTGTAATTCTGATACTTGTCTAACATTGTCGGGCAAGTTCTCTGGAGACGATTCTTCTTGTAATCCGTAAGGCGTAGAACCTCCTTGAGAACATCTTGGGAGTTAATTACGCTTGTCGTATCGTTGATTGTCGCCGTAAGCGTGGAGCAGAGAGAGTTTAGGGGAAACGCACAAAGGGCACAGTCACGACCCCACTGACCGATGGGGCGAGTCTCTGGAGGCACAAAGTTGAAAGAGGCACTCATTGACATATAGACCGTAGAACTCCACTCAACGGCTCTATCAACATACACATTCTCAGAAGGAACATAGATGTTGTAAGTGTGCTGTGACTGGGTGGCGGCGATGGCGTTGAAAGGGGCATTCGTTAGAGATAAAGCACCCTTCTCAACGGCATACTTCGGGCGACTCTGGACGATGCGGGAATGAAAGACGGCGAGTTTCTCAATGTCAGCACTCATCTTCTATTATAATTAATACACCGAAAAAAAGTGGCGGAGATATTCTAAAATTTCCTTTAGAAAAGGAAATTTTGGGATATTTTTAGTCAAAGGGGATTATTTGGCATCTTTGTGTTTAAACATCACCTTGATGGAAACGCTGGATAAGTTAAACATATTGATGGGATACAACTGATTATCCAGACGGTTCTTCCAGAAGACTTGAATGTCAATGTTGCGAATATCTTGCTTTGAACTGGAGAAGTCGGAGAGACGGTATTCAGCAGAAGGTGCGTAGTAGATAAAACGGCGGTAGGCATCGGCATTTCCAACGCTCGTATCTAACGCAATGTCCGTAATGATAGGCTGGAAGGCAGACTGAACTGTGGCTTGACTGAAGCCAATATTTCCAGCACCAAGAACCACTGGAGCACCCGTAGCCTCTGATTTGATTGGAAGTAGAGTAGATGTGAAAACAATAGAAGACACTGGAGACCAGAGCGAATCCGTAGAACTATAATCTTGCTGAGCGATGTAATACACTCTGTTAATCATATTTGGGGTCACTGATGCTCCAGTCAAACTAACTGGATTGTAGCCAAGAGGGGCAACACCCGTGTAAGGTGAAAGCCGGAAGTCTTCTATATTCTGGAATGCCTTGTTTGTTGCCAGAATTTCATTCACATAGCCATCTGGAACAACTACCGCACCAAACAGATTTCCCGTAGGCAAGTTATAATAAGTATTATCATAATTAGCAAAGAGACCAAACATATTGGCATTGAAAAATAGACGCATCTGAAGGTGTTGTGGTAAGCCAGTGACGACTGGCGGACCCGCAGCGTAAGCCACTGGCGTAAAAGCCGTCAGACGGTCACCAAACCCAGCACTATCCAGATAGATGTCAAATTTGCTGGAAGAAGCAATATATTTCATAACCGGAGGATACACAGCGTTACAGAACGCACCGAATGTCGCATAGGGGAATGCCCCAGCATTACCACCCTTTAGCAGATAATCAGCATAGAAAGCATTATAAGTATCTTGATAGGCACAAGTTGAATTGGCATTCGTAGCATCTGGGGTATTTGGGAAACTTGCTGGATTTAACATTGTCGCATTCCATAAATCAACCCAATGCTGGTAAGTATAGACCCAATAATAACGGCTTGTAAGGTCTTGAGAATTTCCTAAGTCATTGCCTACTTTTACCCAAAGATTTGAGCCAACTGGGTTTGTGCCGACTGGAGGAGCAAGAATCCAATTCGCACCAACAGCCGGTGTAGAACCAGATACAGTAGCAATACACTGGTATAGAACTGAATTGAACTGAACCACCATTCCCGGCTGGTAGGTTGATTGGAGCGACCACTGTTGCTGGGGTGCTACTTGGTAGAAGGGTTCGTTAAAAGCACCATACTGGTCTGGAGCATTGATGGCTACAATCTGCCCCAAATTATACTGGACTGAATTACTCCACTGTCCTTGAAAGTCATTGGCAGCTATGTTACGAGGAGGTGGGGCAGAGACTGGGTTCTGAGTTTCGGGGACAAACTGAATGAACCGTGGCTGGGGAACACCAAGGACTGAAATATTAGCACCACCAAAATTCATAGTCTGTTGAGTTGATACAGCCATCGCATATGTTGTTAAATTCACATTTGTCTGACCCGTGCCTTCTGCGATATTGGGAATGAATAATGGCAAATCTCTGTTTGCTCCGTCCATCGTAAAGCGAATGATGGAAAAGTAATAATCGGCGGCGTTTCTTATGATGGCAGTATCACGGGTCTCGTTGAAACGAATCTGCGGGTCCTTGATGGCTTGACCTCCGAATGTATTCTGCGTCGTATTATTGATAATATCCGCATTGTAATACACATAATCGGGAGCATCTTGATTGTCGCCGTTTGTCTGAATGCTTGACGAAAACATCTTCTATATATTACCAATAGATTTTTTACATCATTATTTCTTAATCCAATTGGCTGTAAGGGCGGACACAAAATCATCTCCACTCATTCCGCTACTCTTTACTGCCTTATAGAAATCATTATCATCATACGACGCATACAAGCACCGGACACAAGCCCAGCGACCACAAGTATTTACACTGGGATTATCTTTCTGATAATCGTGAGTATTGTAATAAACTGGTTTGCCACTTGCTTTCATTAGTTGTAGTAGGCGGGGTTCATCTTCATCTAATTTTTCTAACAATGCGGGGTCTGCTCCTTTCTTGGCTTGTTCTGGTTTTTCACCGTAGGAATCAAAATAGTGAATGCCATCTGGCTTTGATAAAAGGCATACCCAGTGTCCCGCTGTTTCACTCTGTGTTAAATATAGAAGAATACAACGACCTTTACTATCAAACATTTGGTTGATATTTTTCATTCTATTCAGTTCTGGATATGTGATAATACTAATGTCATTCCCTAATATTTTTCTAATATCTGAATCAGACAATGGGTAGTCTCTTATTTCTCCCATTCCAGTATTCATTTTAATCTATACTATAGTTAGAAAAATGAATAAGCCTATAATATCTGCTAAAGTAGGTAAGGATTTTGTTGAAGTCAAATGTGTCCCACACGAATTACGGTGGATAGAGCGATGGCTTGAGAATTTTATGCGTAGTAAGTCACTGCCTCCTCAATGTGCGGGAAAGGACGCTTTCAATGAATGTATTAAGTTCCTTGCCCCTCTGGACTTTCTGGCAATGCTGGAAGCCTTACGGAAAGAGTTTCTTTTGATACACCAACGGCACTTGCCTCAACTGGAGGATTTCTCCTTTCTTCTGAATGACTCGGAGACATCTCCTCCACAGCAAAACCCACCTCCGTCTTCTTCCCGCAACAATTAGAGACTAATTTGTGTCCGTTTAATTTCTTAAACAATTTATAAGCAAAAAACAATACGGCTATTGTAGAAGACCCGACACCAGCAGAAGCCAAGTAATTGGCTTCCATTCTATTAATTTGTATTAGAAAAATAGTTGTGAAGGTTGTGAAGGCTTTTTCGCCAACCTTCCCTAAGAGCCTTCTCAATTTTTACAATTCCCAAAGTCGGCGGAAATACCTTCACAACCTTCACAATGGATTTCAATATAAAAAACAATGACTTCAAAAAAAAAAGTAAAAAGGTTTAGAGATTGAAAACTTTTTCTTGGCTCTTGGGTCAAAAATTGAATCCATTTTTAACCTATTATATATACCATACAAATGAGTTCTAATAAGAGTTCTAATACTTCTAAGGACAAAAAAAATTTCGGGGCGGAAGGGTCAAAAATTGATTCCACTTTCAGCCAGATTGAAAGGTTAAAAAAAATGCGTTCTTCCATTGAGAATAATACCTCCGGTGTTAATCAGAAGACGATGATTGCCATTAGCAATGGGCTACAATCAACGGACAAGGACGCAATCCGCTTTGACAGCGTAGCGGAGGCACTCAAACACGCAGAGACGCACTCTGATTGCTATGAAATCACCAATCCCGATTCCAATATGGTCTATATTGATTTGGACGGTGAGGCTGGTGATATGGACGAGGACACCTTTGACATCACGCACCAAGCCATTATGGACGCACTTACAAATCTGCCCTTTGTCGTGGTAGTGGCTGAGTCGTCTGCCTACAAGCAAGAGTGCTACAAGATGAAGACTTCTGGTGATGCTGAGCGTCGCATCGTCAATAAACTCTCTTACCGTATTCACTTCACGGATAAGCACGGTTCTAAGAAGGCAATCCAGAAGTATGTGATTGAGACGGTCTTCCCAGTCATCAAGTCAGCCGTTGAGTTGTTCGTATCTAATTGCGACCTCAGTGACAAGATTGACAAGACAATCTTCCCTTACTTAGACATTGATGTGAGCGTCTATAAGGGCAATCGCAAGATGAGAATGATTGGCTCATCAAAGTCCTACTACACGAAGGCTGGGAAGGAGCGTTGGAACTCTATGTTCCACGAGAACCGCCCACTCCGCATTGTGGGGCTGGAGATTGACCCAGCGGACTTCCTTATTACGGTGATTAAGGAGGGCTCTGAGGCACTTCCAGAGGAGGTTGAGGTTGAGGTTGAGGCGGAGCAAAGCCCACGCAATACAGTCTCTGCTCCTCCCACGGCTGACCCATCAGAAGCCAGTGAGGTTCGTGATGATTGCGATGACAAGGCAATCCGTGAGTGCCTAATGAATGTCAAGGTTGCCCGTGCTGACAACTATGGCTCTTGGCGTGATGCTGGACTTGCCCTTTATCACGAGCGTATGCCGATTGACCTCTGGATTGAGTTCAGTAAGCGTCCAGCCCGTTATGCCACGACGGCTGACGCTGAGTGCCGTAAGATGTGGGCTTCCTTCAAGGATATGCCTTCTGGTGGCAAGAAGCCTATCACGCAAGGCACTCTCTGGTATTGGCTACGCCAAGACAATCCTATCAAGTATGCGGAACTACTTGGTATGCGTAATGACTTCTGGAAGATGCTGAAGGCTGGGTTCAGCCACGCTGATGTGGCTCAATACTTCTACCAAATCAAGCCCGATGCTTACAAGTATCACGAGGAGTTTGGCTGGTATCAGCTGATGCCTAACAATGCGTGGAAGCACTACGATGGCTCACCCTCTGGTCTGCTTTCAGACATCTGGGCGACGATGAAGAAGGAGGCGAATGCCTACAATGCCACGCTTGACATCACCAAGACTGATGATGAGACGAAGGAGCGTCGCAAACTAATCACGAAGTTTGCCACGACCATTGGAATGGCTGGGTTCTGTAAGGGCGTGATTGACTTCTTACCCGGTAATTACAATGACGCTGACCTTGGCAAGAAGATGGACGAAAGCCGTCACCTATTCGCCTTTGCGGACAAGGTTGTTGATTTGGATAAAGATGTCGTCAGAGACATTGAGCCAAATGATTATATCTGCCGTAATGCCGAATACAAAGCCCCAGAGGGCAATGCTGAGGTAAGAGCCGAACTCAAGAAGTTCCTCTACTCAATGTGGGAGAGCCAGTCAATGGTTGATTATGTGATGAAGACTATCGCCCAGCACCTTCACGGACACAAGAAGCAACACAAGTTCTATGTCTGGACGGGTCGTGGTGGCAATGGCAAGTCGCTATTCACCAAACTCATTATGAAGGCGTTCGGTGGCTACTATCACCACTTCCCCAATGAGGTGCTGACTAAGAAGAGCGACAAGAAGGACGCACCCAACCCTTCAGTGGCACGGGCGAAGGGAGCAAGGCTAATCATTCCAGCCGAGCCAGAGGCTTCTGACCGTCTCCAAGTCGGCTGTATCAAGGAATACACGGGCGGTGATGTAATCACGGCACGGGTTCTATTCGGCAAGTATAGTGTCGTCTATACGCCCCAGTTTGGGCTATTCCTAATGTGTAATACCGTCCCCAAACTATCGGCGATTGATGGTGGCATCAAGCGTCGTATGGAGGTCGTGCCTTTCCCCCTTCAGTTCAAGGACGCTCACGAGATGACTGAGCCCCACCATCGCCTCAAGGACAACACCTTGGAGGACAAGGTTAATTCCGAGGCGTGGCGTAATGAGTTCATCATTATGCTAATGGAGTATTACCTTGACATCGGTGAGGCAATCGTTCAGCCAGAGGAGGTCGCCGGTCAGACCAATGAGTATATGATTGGCAACAACCCAGTGTTCTCTTGGTTCAATGAGAAGTATCGTCGTGATGCCACGGCTGATGTCAAGGAGTCGTCAATCAGTTGTGAGGAGATGCGTCGCAGCTTTATGGCTGACACTGGCACGACCAATGAGTGTGATGCGTCTAAGTTCAAGTCATACCTACAAGACTTGGGTGTAGAGACTAAGCGTTGGGGCAACTCCTTCACGAAGAAGGACGGCACTCAATGCGGGTCCGGTATGTATTACATCAATATCGTGGCTAAATAACTAATAATTAGTGGGTAGATACTCCATAAATCCTTGCCCTTCCTTTTGTAGAACAAAAAAGAAATAGCGACCCCTCCATTTTTTAACCGAG